GATGAGCGTGTTGTTCGTTCCAAAGAGACCCGCCTCTGTGAGCGTCTGCCCATTGGCCTGGGTGGTGTCAAGAAAGTAACTGAGCACCAGTTGGGATCCCGATTGCCAGGTGCTCGTGAACGCTCCACGGATGACCTCGTTCCCAAGCGTTGTATCGGTTGGTTGCGGTGCTGCCGTGCCGGTGCCAACCGCGAGTTGCCCCGCCCGCTCGTTGCTCGTACCCACGAGGAGCGCCCCCAAAAGCTGCAGGCCACTATTCACCACGAGGTTGCTCCGGTGGTAGCGCCGGTCAACCTTCCCGTTACGGTAGACCGTGATGGTAACATGCCCTCGCGCCCGCATGTCGTCCCTGTGTCTCATCAGCCGACCTTGCTTCTCCCCACCGCGCCTTGCCCGACGACGAGCACGGTGATGTTCCCGACTACCCCTAATGATACCGTATCTTGGATAGAATACTGATCAGTAGGTGACTGTCCACGGGTCAGCGTTTCGCTGATGGGCGCCTGGGTCTGCGTGCGCCGCGAAAGGTCGAAGAAGAACGCCGACCAGCCGGCGATGTCGTCAACCGACGTCGCTTGCACTTCGACGCGCACGTTGGCCAGGTCTTCGTCTTGGTAGGTGACCTGGCTGACCAGCCAGTACCCTTTTGCGTATGGCAGGTTGACGTTGACCGACTGCCCCGGAAACACGCCGGTCAGGTTGGTCGCCTTTGCCCGGATCTCGCCACGCGGTGAGCTATAGCGTGCGAGCAATCCCCGTGCATACGTCAGCGCCAGCTGCAGGTCGACCAGGTCGTCCCGCTTCTCGATAGTCTCGTAGATCCCCGTCCCACCCTCGAGATTCTTCTGCCGGGCAATCGCGCTCGCATCATCGAGGACGGCTAAGACCGGGTAGTATCCCTGGTAGGTCACGGCCAGCACGGCGTTTGCTGCCAGGGGCGTGTTCGAGGCGGAGACGACCTGTCGGTCGTTCTGTGCCCAGTACCACTGGACGCCTTGCGCCTTACCGCGCTCGCCGAACGTCACCGCTTGGCCATTGACCGTCATGGCGGTGACCGTCGCCGCAGGGTAGGCCAGCGTGAAGCTGACCTGCTGCCCGTCACCAACGAACTGTTCCGTGCGTGTCGCCGTGATCGCGGTTCCTCCCCGCACCCACTGCCGCGTGCGCAGGGTCGAGCGCTGAAATTGAAGTTGCAAGTCTTCCCATGGCGGGTTGTACCCAATCGTGACCGGGCAGGGGATGGCGAACCGGTCGTGAAAATGAAGCTGCTTTTGCGGGTCAACGAACCAGACGTATCCCGACGCTTTGGCAAGGTCGTCCAGGACCCGGCTTGCTGGTACGAGGTTCGCCACATAGCTCGAGAGCATAACGCCGGTGTAGATCAGGTTGGGCGCCGCCGTGATCCCCTCCGCCGCTAGCACGTCCGTCAGGATACTCTGCACGACCGTCTGAGCGAGTGTGTTCTGCCACTTCCCTTGGACGAGCCGCCGGTCGAGTACCTGCGTGTAGTCGACGCTCGTCACATCCCATTCGAGGTACCCCATTGCCTGCCAGGTCGCCGTGATGTCCTCGACCGTGCCAGAGAAGATCAACGTCCCATCAAGGCTGACCGTAACCGGTTGGCCGATCTGGGGCGTGACGAGATCGCCGCGAAGGCGAAACTGTGCCTGCCCCCGGCTACTGACCGAGAGGGAAACCCGCAACGTCTTCGGCCGGAGCGCCGCGGTCACGTCCTGGTTGCCGAGCGTCACCGTGAGCAGGCTCACGGCCTCACCCCCTGCAGCTGGAGCTGCCGCACGAGCTCATTGCCGAGGTCTTGCACGCCGATCACGTGCCCCTGGACGGTGACGTTGACATTCACCTGCTGCAGCTTCGCCCGTTGCTGCGCAGCAACGTCTGGTGGCTCAAGAGCGAGGAAGAACTCACGCTGCTGTGGTGAGAGACTCGACAGGAACGAGAAGTCGAAGGTCGGCGTCTGTACGTTGGCTAACCCGGGCGGACCATTCTTGCCAGAACTGATATCGTAGGGGTTGTAGGGCAGGAGTCCAAGATTCTCGAGATGTGTCACGAACGCCTTCTTGTCGTAGTCAGTCGGCAGTTGTTGAAAGATCTTCATCGCCTGGTCAAGATCGGTAACCGGCGTGTTGAGCGCCACGATCAGCGCGTCTGAGGCACTGCGTGCCCGCGCAGCAGCCGACGGCGCCAAGGCTTCAAGCTGGTCTGGCGACATCCCGACGGACTTCGCCAGCTGCTGTGCTGCCGCACTCCACTGCACCTGTGCCGCCGCTAACGCCTGCTGCTGTGCGCTGGTGACGATGCCAACGGCCGTCGCTGTGACCGCCGGCGCCATTTCCTGCATCCCGACCATGACACCGGCCATCGCCATCTCGCCGACGTACTGGAACTCCGTCGACGGAGAGTGAATCCCAAGCGCTGACTTTGCGGCAGAGAGCGCGGCCTTGGCAGCATTCGCGGCCGCCTGGGCAGCTGCCGTGACCTGCGATGTGATCCCGTTGATGAGACCGCTGATGATGTCCTTCCCAGCCTGAACGAGCCACCCGGCTGCTCCAGCGAAAGCGTTCTTGATATCCGTCTCAATCCCCTTCAGCGCCGTCACAGCATCCTGGACGCCCGTCGAGATCGTCGTCTTGATGTCCGTCCATGCTCCAGCAAGGAACGTCTTGACACCGTTCCACGCTGTCTGGAATTCACCCCCAAGCCACGAGACGATCTCACCCATCTTCGTCTTGGCGTCGTCAACCCCCGTGCTGATGGCGGTCTTGATGTCTGTCCAGGCCCCACTGACCAGTGTCTTGGCGTTGTTCCAGGCTGTCTGAAACTCACCTGCGAGCCAGTCGGCGATCTTCTGCATGGTCGCTTTCGTGTCGTCGACAGCCTGACTCACTGCCGTCTTGATGTCGTCCCAGACATTGCTAACTGTTGTCTTCGCATCCTCCCACGCTTTCGCAAAATCGCCGTGCAGGAGATCGATCAGGATCGTGAGCACACCGGTGATCACATCGATGGCAACCTTAATNGTCCCCTCGATGAGGTCGAATGCTCCTTTGACGATTGCCTCGATATCAGTCAGGTGCTGCTGGATGAACGTTGCTGCCCGCTGGAATGCGCCTCCCAGCTGGTCGAGGGCAGGACCAAGGACAGCGACTGCCTGCTGGACAACGGGGACCAAATGCCCCGCCAGCTGCTCACCGATCCGCATAACGGCCGGGAGCACGATCGACACGATGATGTCGCCGAACAGCCGCAGGGCTGGGACCAAGAAAGCAGCAATACCCTGGGCCAGCGTCACGAAGTGGGGGAGGAGCGGGGCGAGTGCCCCCAGGAGTTGTGATGCCAGCTGCGTCGCCATCGGAACGACGGTCGAGACGAGCGCCATCACCACCCTGGCAAGTTCTGCGATCCCCTCACGGACGACGGGCACGAAGGCATGCACGACACCGACGATGGTTGGCACCAGTGCCCCGACGAAGATCTGGATACCTTGCAGCACCGTCTGAACCCCCTGGAGGACCACGGGGACAAGGGACATCAAAACCGATCCCATCGTCACCACGAAGAGCGATGCCATCTGGATGATCGTGATGAAGATCGGCTGGATCGCCTGCCCAAGGGTGCCGAGGATGATCGTGACCTGCGCCACGATCCCCTGGAGCTGCGGCACGATTGCCGTGAGCATTGCGGTGAACTGGGTCGAGAGTACTGACCCCACGATCGAGAACACTGCAACGGCACCCTGCCCGATCGTTTGGAGGGTACTGAGGATCTGTGACCCGACCGGAACGAGCGCACTAACGAGCTGAGTGAACCCCGCAACGAGCCGGGGAAGCAAGGCACTGGCAAGCTCGCGGATACCGCCAACATTGCCGGCAAACGCGGCCGCGAGCAACCCGAGCCCAACAGCGAGGGCGCCGACAGGGGTGAGGAGAAATGCCAGGGCGCCGGCCACGGCGCCGATGGCGACCAGGAATGGCCCCGTCGCGGCTACGACGCCGACAAAGGCGAGGATCATGTTCTGCGCATGCGGGCTGAGGTTGTCGAAGTAGGCGAAGACTTCCGTCACCTTCCGGACGGCTTGTTCAATCGGTTCGGCGAACCGGCTCACCACGTCAATGGCGAGCGTCGTGATCTGGCTCTTGAGCTGCGCGAGCGCGCCACCGATCCCCTTCATTCGCGCAGCCGCAAGCTCATGGGCGGCTCCCGCCTTGGTGACCGCGCTATACATTTCGTCCCACTTCTCGACGCCTTCGCCGAGGATGACGTTGGCTGCGCGGACAGCATCGGAGCCAAAGATCGTCGCGAGCGCCATCTCGCGCTCGGCCGGGGGAAGCTTCGAGAGCCCGGCCTGGAACTGCGCGATCAAGTCACGGAACCCAACGAAATGTCCACTGGCATCAGTCACGTGAACGCCAAGCCGACGGAGCTCATCGGCTGCCTGCTTGCTGGGTGTCAGGAGCGAGAGCAGCATCTGTTTCAAACTCGTGCCGGCATCTTGTCCTTGGATCCCAGCGTTCGACATGAGTGCCAGCGCTGTCGTCAGATCGGCGACCGAATATCCAAACTGGTGGAAGACGGCACTGGCCGACTGGAAGCCGTAGGCGAGATCGCGGACGTCAGCAGTCGAGGCATTGGCCGCCGCAGCCAGCATGTCGGCTACGCTCGTGACATCCTTCCCAGAGAGGCCGAAGGCGTTGAGCGCGTTGGCGGCTATGGAGGCAGCTTCCGCCGTCGAGAGCTCGCCCGCGGCAGCGAGCTCGAGGACACCCTTCGTTCCCGACAGGATGTCGTTGACGCTCAGCCCCGCCTTGCCGAGCTCGACCATGGCTTCCGCCGCGTTGGCTGCCGAGGCAGCGGGAAGCTCCGTGTCGTTGCCGAGCTGCCGTGCGAGCGCCGCCAGCTGTTCCATCTGCGGTGCCGTCGCGCCGGTTACGGCCTGGAGGTAGTTGAGGTTCGACTGGAAGTCCGTGAAGGCTCCAACGGCTTCTTTGACAGCGCCAACGACCGGCAGGGTGAACCCAGCGGTCATCGCCCCGCCGATCAGGCCGAAGCTCTCGGCAATACCGCTGAGCCGCTGGCGCACAGCCGTGATGTGCCCCTCGACCGCGCCAACGACGCCCCGGGCTTGCCCTTCAACTTCCGCGAGCTCGCTCTTGACCTGCTGGAGCGCGCTCGTCGCCTGGTCGACCTTGGCCCCGATTTCGATGAAGAGCTTGGCGATCTCACCGCCGGGCACGCTCCGCCTCCTTCGCCTCCAGCCGGTAGAGGGCAACCCAGTGCGCGAACTCGTGCACGTCCATCCTGGCTAGGAGCTCGCGCCGCGTCATTCCGAGGTCACGTGCCAAGACGAACTGAAAGCGCAGCAGGTCATCCGCGAAAGAGCGCCTTCTCTGCTGCAGCCACCTGCTGATTCGTCAACCCTGAGAGCTCGACCACGGCCTGGGCGATCCGGCTGAACGCGCTCACGCTCGACTGGCGGAGCGCGGAGAGGTCAGCTGGTTCGAGTTTTGGCTCCTCAAGCGCGTAGAGTACGAGGAGCTCAGCCAGGAGTTTCTCGTCGAAGTCGTTCGGGCCGGGCCCAGTCCGCGCCTGGTCGCGGATCGCCCAGTACTCGTCCATGCCGAGGGCGCGGATCTTGACCATGCCACCCCACTCCGGCACCTCGACGTCACGGGTTGGACGGTCCGTGATCCGGGCCAAGAGCTGCTCACGTGTGAGGTAGGCGCTACTCATCCCTGCCTCCTACCCTACACCAGGTCGCGAGTGATCGCTCCGGTCACCTGGAGCGAAATTTTGGCCTTGACCTCACCATTAACCGGGGCGTCGATCTCGTACGCGGTCACAATCGCCTGCCCGCTATACCGGACGTTGGTCCCAGCCGGGCCGCTGTTGCCAGCCGGGAGGTACCGGAACCCTGTCACTTTCTGGATGATTCCGGCGATAATGCCATCGAGCGAAGGATCCCATGGCCCCTCGAGGTCGATCGTCGCGTCGCTGAGGCCTGGGATGTACTGCTTTGCCCCGATGACGTTCCCTGCACTGTCGCGCTTGACCGTCACCTCGATCGTGTCAAACTTCCGCTTGAGTGCATCGCTCGTCGCATACTGCGAGAAGTCCTGCCAGGTGCTCGAGCTGTCCTGTAAGTAGAGCTGCGCCTGCATGCCTGCCGCTGGCATCGTTCACCTCCTTACGCACTGATCCCAACGAGAAAGGTCGCATTTCCCCCGCTCGAGAGCGTCCAACTGGCCCGGACGTATCGGTTTCCATTCACCACCGTACGGAGACAGGTTGGGGCAGTCACGCCCCCAAAGCTCCCGAGTTGGGTAAACGTGGTGCCATCAGCGGATCCCTCAAGGACGACCGTGAGCGTCCCTGCGACTTGTGTCACCACCAGGTAGCCGACCACAGCCGTTCGTGCTGCGCCGTAGTCCCAGGGTGTGGTACTGCCGTTCTGGCTCACCCGCGCAAGCGGAGCGATGGTGACGAGCGCATCACGTGCATTCAGTTGTGCGCTCACCTTGACCTTGGCCGCGTCGCTGACCGGCGCGTCAATCTCATAGCTAGCCCCGATCGCGACAATGCCGGTCAGCCGCGCGCCCCGCTGGTCTGGTCCCCAACCAACCACTCCGGTAAATCCCGTAGACGGCAGCAAGCTTGCCAGGAGCTTGTCGACGGAACTATCTGGCGTGCTGACTGGCCCATCCCAGAATCCCTCGAGGTCAAGTTGTGCGTCGACTTGACCAGGGAGGTACTGCTTCCCAGTCGCTCCCAGGCTGGTCACGTCAAACGTCGCCGCCTTGACCTGCACCTTCGCGTCACGGAAAGCGTACGAAACGTCTTTCCCCGCGATGTAGAGCCGCGTCGCATATCCTGGAACGAACGGCATGGGCTCACTCCCTTACGCGCGTAGTTCTACCAAAAATTCTACCCCAACGTGCCAGTACCGGCCCGACTGATGGATCTCGTCGTACGAGAAGCGCCGCTGGGGGAGGCACGCGAGCAGGTCAGGGTGCCAGCCTGCGCCGGTGAGCAGCGCCTCGACGCGCGCGATCGCCACTTCAGCGTTCCGCGGGTCAATCTCCGGCGTGACGGCTTTGACAATGTAGGTCGTATGCACGAGAGCGACCTGTCCACCCTTGACGACAATCGGCTCAGCATCGTTCCCCCAGTAGACCAGTGCCGTCTGGGAGACCGTCTCCGGGATCACCCGGTGCCAGACACCACCTGGGCAGAGCGTCGCCAGGGTCGTGTCCGTTACCAGGATCTGGTAGAGCGTCTCCTCGAACGTCACGGTACGATCTCCGCCATCCGGCGCTTGACGAAGTCAGTGACCGCATCCCGTGTTGGCTTGGCAAACGGGCGCGCCGCCATATCACGAGTGCCGTACTCGAGGTAGAAGGCGTATTCCGTCGCGAAGGAGATCCGCCACGTCAGGTCGTCGACCGGCTCAGCCCGGGTACTGTTCGCGAGCGTTCCCGTATCGATCGCTGGCGGGCTGCCGGGCGCTGACGCCACGTGCACCCGCCCACCACGCCGGTACGTGCGCCCGTGCGCTGGCTGGCTGAAGAGGTCTTTGGCGTACCGCTCACCAGCCCGTGCGGCATCACCGGCCAGCTTTGCCGCATTGGCCGGAAGGGAGACGATCAGCCGGTCCAGCCCACTGGTGTCGAGTACCACTTTCCGGATATCAGCCATATCAGGTCTCCGTGACAAGCACCCGCTTCGTCGATGCAAAGACGACCGGAACACTCACGCTCACGACACGAAAGGTCCGGTCTCCAACCACGATCAGGTCGTCATGGCGAACGTCGACGTCACGCCCGAGTCGGACGACGTAGAAGTTCCTCCCCATCCACCGCTCGCCGACGACCTGCTCCGACCGGATCGCGTAGAACGAGACCAGCGCCGGGTATGGTCCACTTGCCGTTTCCTGGTACACCGGATCGCCCCGGCTCGATGGCTGGACCGTGCGCCGCTTGACCATGACGCTCGCTGGCATCGGTGGCTGCCAGCGCTGGTACCAGTCGGCGTGAAGTGGGAGAGACATCGCCTACCCCCTCAGGACCACGGGCACCACGAGCGCGTCTGCCTGCGCGCGGAGCACCCGCGCTCGCTCGGCGAGTTGGCGCACCGCGCCGGATGCCTGCACCGTCACCCCATCAGCACTGGTGTCGATCGCCGTCGTCGCCAGCCGTGCCGCCCACCGCTCGCAGACTTCTGCGGCTGCCCCGTAGACGTCGTAGCTGTCTCCCGACACGAAGACGGGCAAGACGGTCGGCTGGGCATAGACGAACCGCCCCTCTTCCGCCTCGATCCGTGCGAGGGGGAACGGGCTCCAGTCTGGGCCATAGGCCTGGACAGAATCGGGATCCCAGAAACGGACAGGCGCGACTCCCTCCTCGTAGACGACCTGCTGCCCAGGCCGGTAGGTCGGCAGCGGCGTCAGGAGGAGGTAGCGCCAGTGGCGCCGGTACCGGGCGCAGACCCCAGCGAGTTCCGTATCGGAGAAGACAGCTGGCGTGCCGGTATCACCGGCAAGGTTCCGCACGAGCTGGAGAATTGCCGGGCCCGGCATCGCCAGCCTCCACCTAGCTCAACACCTTGACGCCGAACTCAGGCCGCAGAACGGCCACGCCATAGAGGACATCGAGCGTGACCTGCACGCCGAGGAACGTCGGGTTGTACGCGAAAAGCACGCGCAGCACCAGCCCGCTCATGTCGTCGCGGATCGTCGTTGCCTGGACACCCGTACCCTGCGGTGGCTCTGGCAGGCCACGCATGGCCAGGATCAGGGCATTCGGGTGGAACGCCAGGTTCGTCGTCGTCACAGTCGTCGTGCCCGACGTCGGCACGAGCTGGCTCACCCAGACGTCAAACCCGTAGACCCGGCCGATCTGCGCGTCAGAAACCGCGCGCTGCTGGGCAAACGCGAAGTACTCGCGGAGTTCGGCATCGGAGAGCAGGGCAATCTCGTCCTTCGTCGAGATGACGAGGTTCCGGTTGTCCATTGGCGCCTTCTGGTCGTTGAGCGCCTTCCGGGCCTGCCGGATCGTATTCGCAGAAAGGTTTGTCCCTGCCGTTCCGACGCTCGTCGGGATGCCGCCCGTCGTCGCCGTGACCGCCGCCCAGATGTCCGTCTCGATCGCTTCGGCCAGGGCCGGGACTGCTGCCTTGAGGTAGCGGTCCATGATGTCTTGGTTGGCCTGAGCGCGAGCTACATCCTCGACGAGGAACGAGACGTGCTTGTATTTCGTGAGCGGCACATTGACGACCGACGCATTCGCCGGCTGCTGGAGGACAACCGCACTCCCAGGCGTCTTATCCTGCGCCGTGAAGACGCCGGGATACGGGATGTGCAGCACCGAACCGACCTGGAACGCGGCGATGTCGGTATCCTTCGTGACTAACCGTGCGAGCACGATCTGGTTGCGCAAGATCTCCAGGGCGCGGTTCGCCCAGACCTCCGGAATGAAGACTTGAGCAATTGACGGCGTGATATTGCCCGTCGGCATCTGCTGCCCCCTCTAGTCGTTAGCCATTACCCCTCGACGATCCGCCCTTCCGCCATCGCGCGCAGAATCTCGTCGCGATGCGCGCGAAAGAATGCCGGGTCACGCAACTGCGAGCGAGTGAAGACGGCTGGGGCACCTCGTGGGCCATTGCCAACACTGACACCACTGGGCGGGCCTGCTACGAGGTAGGGCTTGCGCTTGACGAGTGCCCGCAGCACCTGCTCGAGGTTTCGTGGTCTCCCGTCCTCGTCGAACTCGAGTTCCGCGAGGTCAAGGAGTCGCCAGGCAGCTTCAGGATCGACGATCCCGAGCCGGCTGGCAGCCAGTTGCACTTCGTACCGCAAGACCGTCTCTTGACGCTCGCGCTGCCACTCGAGCTCTCGGCGCTCGAGTTCAGCCAGCCGCTTGCGCAGCCGTTCC